TCTGAAGCCCTGTGCTTGTCCCACACCACCTGCAACAGCACCTAAAGCCTCTCTACCAAGCCCTCTCGCTGTGTCTGTACCTCTAAAAAGGTCTTGTAGTCCTGCTCTATAGGCACCACCTGCTTCTTCTAAATACGGAGTCTGTATGCCTGTGGCCTCTCTTGATAGCTGTATAGCTCTTTGTTGGTCAGGTGATAATCCTGCAACTTGCTGTGCTGCAACAATTGGATTACCTTCCGCATCAAAAAACGACCTGTTACTAGCCTGAAATGCTTGTTGTAAAAAACCGGGTCTGTATGATTCTGTACCCGGTATTCCAGAGCCATAGAATAATTCTCTTGTAGCAGGGTCTAGCGTTCTAAACTGCTGCTGTACGTCTAAAGCAATAGGTCCTTGTTCTTCAGCCATTATGCCATGCTCCCAAAGTGTTCCATTAATTTATACATTACTCTTGTTCCGCCGTCACGACTTGGGTCGCCGTTAGGAGTTAGAGTAACGATACCGTTGTTTGTATTCATATCAAACGAACCAGCACCTTTTACAGCCTTGGCTGTCATTACAAACTCACCGTCAGATAACATTGCTGGTATATCATCCGATGTTTCTGTTCCCGGGCCATTTATTTGTCCGTCTTTTGGTGGGAAGTCTGCAGGATTTATTGGTGGCTCTCCACCGTCTTTCATCTCTACAACACCACCCTTTGCATAAGCCATAACACCGTTGTGGTCGCCGTCTGCTTGGTTGTATATGGCACCACCCATGGCTGCTTGTCTTGGCTTACCGCCTTCTAATATAGGCATACCTTCGCCTGTTAAACCGTATTCAACTCTGCTAGGCATTGCTTCGCCTTTTTGTCTTGCTATCTCAGCGGCTATGTTATATCTACCTAATTGGTCCATGGTTGTAAGTGGTGTCAATGGTACGCCTTTGTTCTTTTTGGCTTCTTCATAAGCTAATTTACCAACTAAACCTGCTAGTCCTGCAATACCTAAGTTACCTAAACCGCCGCCTTTGTTTTCTTGCTTGTCTCCACCATAATTTGTAATACCTAACTTGTCGGTAAATCCACCCAATAAGTCTCCTAGCACTCCGTAGTTGCCAACATTGTCAGCTCCACCGCCACTAACTAGACCTCCAAAGAAATCACGCAATCCACCACTTGTTTGTGTTTGTGTGCCTCTTAGTTGTGCCAATACCTCTGCAGGTGTGTAAAGTTCGCCATCTTTACCCTTAAGCAGTCCTAACGAACCTGTAGTCTCGTAGTTTTTACTTATAAAGTCCAATTCTTCAGCATTTGGCATGTCGCTTGAACTTGGTTGATAGCTAACATCCATCATGCCTTCGCCACCCATATAGTCTACAGGTTGCTCACCACCACTAAACATACCAAAATAACCTTGCTTTTGGTCGTCTGCGTATTGTTGTGCCATTCTTTTACCGTACTCAAATGGCTTAAACTTACCATCAATACTGCCTATACCTGTTAAAGCTTTTTTAAATCCACCGCCAAGGTCTTTAAAACTTCCTGAGGTTATAGATTTGAGTGCGCCATCTTTACCAAATATTTTTTGACTACCTCCTGAGAAGACAGTCATTAAATCACCAATACCACCCTTACCTTTAGCAATATTTAAAGCAGCACTACCTTTTTGATAGACAGCAGCAAAAGGTTGCCACGGTCCGGGTATGATTGCAGCAATAGGTGCTACCTTTTTAACAACCTTCTTAAGGCTTTTTGCTACCTTTTTAAAGAAACCAAACTCAGGATTACCTGTAATTGGATTAATTGACATCTCGCCGCCGACAGTATACTCATCAGGGTTTAAGCCCACTTGCATCATTTCTCTTTCTAATCTTTGTCTTGTTTCAGGCGTAATTACAGGTGGAACCACCATTTCGCCTGCTGCAACGTGTGCTAAATAGTTATCTTCATCTCTGCCTAGTCTTGCTATTCCTTGGCCGCTATTGTCAATTCTATTCATCATTTCAAAATTTTACCCTATTTTCCGTAGGTTTTACCAACTCTTTACATAAATTCTTTCATATAATCTTTTGTCTCGTCTTTACATACAAGCCAAAAAACTAATAAATACCTGTCTCCACTTTTAACAGGCAGTCCTCTATGCATGTGAGTTAGGCTTGGAAATATTAAAGCATTGCCTGTAGGCAAAGGCTCAACAATCCCTTTACGCATAAACTCAGTACCACCGCCCTTATAATCTCCTGTATTCAGGGGTACTACTATACTTATATCGGAACTAGCATCGTGATGCCATGCTCCTTGTTTTTTATCTTTTAAATTATAATTAGCTATCTGTATGTTACCACCTGTGACACACCTATTCCAAATACTTAGTAGTATTGGATTGATGACCCTATCAACAACTTGCATTAATGAATGATATAGTTGTGGACACTTTTCATACAAAACAATCTCTGGTATCTGTCTTAATTCATCCTCTTCTTGATTTGGCTCAAAACCAAACTGTTTGGTCATATTGTGCATTTCATCAATTAATAAAGTACAAAACTCTTGTGAGAATAAAGGTACCGTATGCACATCTTTCAACGGTTCCTCAATGATGTCATTTAAAGGAAGGTTATCTAGTGCATCTAGCTTTTCATTATAAAAGTCACCTAATATAGGCAATGTTTCTTTGGTTTTAGCTAATGTTTCTTTTTCTACAAACCAATCTGAAGCAAAGCCAAGTAAAAGATTTTTAAGCTCATACTCTAATTCAGCCTTGGTTTGTGCCAACATAAGATTATTGTGGTGCTACTAATGAAACCGCCATCATAAAGTCGTCCATATCAAAGTCAGGCTCTTGACTTAATACCTGTATTAATCTCTCCACAGCTTGTCTTGATATCTCTGAATTAAGTGGGTTGTTCAGTATAGCCATAACCTCTGCCTCAAATCCTGCTTCAACCAAAGGCATAAATATCTCTTGCATAGCTTCTTCTTTGGACATTTCTATCTCAGCCATACCTTCTTGTTGCGACATGTCAGCCATACCGCCTTCTGCAAAACCTTGTATCTGTTGCATAGGTTGAGCCACATCAAGAAAAGGTTTGCTTATTGGCTCAGCACTTATAGGCTGAGACTTCATTATAGGAAGCGGTTGTATATTTGGTAGTCCGCCAATACTTATGCTACCTAATCCGCTACCTTGTTTAGCAGGAAACTTTTGGTCAATAGTGGAAGCAAACTGTTGAAGTGTAGACTGTATATCATTTGCGCCTATTCTATTTCTAATAAAATCACCAACAGGACGTAAGGCACCCATAGTAGAATTATCCAGACTTCTAAATCCACGATGTATACGCTGACCAAATGGGTCACCTTGTACTGGAGGTGGCTGCACCATATTAACTGGCTCTGCTCTTTGCAAATCACCGCCTTGATTAAGCCTCATAATGTTTTGTGGTTTTTGTGGTGAAACATTACCCATTAAATTATTTATTCTTTCTCTTAAATCTGCCATTTTGCTTCCTATGTTATGTTAACTGATATGTCGCCACCTGTAATCACTGAAACAGTGCCTAAGCTTGTGGTAGCTTCATAACCTGCAGTATTTGGATTCTCTGTTAAATCTATCCAACTATTGCCACTATATACCTGTAATACGTTCAGCGTTGTATTCCATATTACATCACCCTGTAAAAAATTCAATTCTGCTACTTCTGTAGCGTTAAACCTAGGTGTTCTATTTGGGTCAAACTGACCTAAATTAATTTCTAAAACCCTTACAAGCCTGTTAAAAACCTCAGGGCTTACCTCTTGCATTGCTAAAGGCAGCCTACTTGGTAAAAGCTTAGCCATTATCTTCTACCGTCAGGGTTTATATCTAACCTTGTATATCCAAGTCTCCACTTATAACCTGTTCTGTTATCAACAGCAGCATCATCATCACTTTGTAATCTCAGTACAGCTTGTCTACCTCTTGCTCTTACATGTACTTGGTCTGTGTTATTTGATATATCTGTAGTTGCTCTGGTTGTTAACGAATCGCTTGGTGCATTTCTAGTTTTTAGCAACATATTTATTTGTGGCACTCCGGATTCAACATTGGTGCCGTAAAACTTAACATCAGGTATCATTCTTCTTATGAAAGTAAAGCTGTTACCTTCTTGCAAATCAAAGTCTGAACTTTCAATAAAGACACCATCCATGGGAGAGCCGTCAGCGTCATCACCGTCTTCTTGGTTATATATGTAATTGTTTGCTGTAGCTAATGGCTTGCCAAACACGTTTTGGTCAATCCAAGCAGTTCTTACTAATTGACCGATAGACCATACGCCCTCTAAGTAATTGTAAATAACATACCTTGATATTTCTTCTGTACCATCGCTTTCAGCCGGGTAAAACCACCAAACCTCATTGTACTCTTTATTTAATACCGCAAAGACCTTAAAGGCTTGTCCTAGGTCTAAATCTTCTTGTACATAGCTTAAAACGCTGCAAGGCAGTTTTTGTACCGCACCTGTATAAGAGTAAAAACCATCATCACCCATCCAAAATACGCCGTTAGGTGCGTTAATAGCTGCATTAGGTCCAATCATACCTGTGCCTTCATTAATTAAATTAACTGCAAATGTAAGCGGTGGTCCAACAAACTGCATGCTATACATAGATGTATCAGTCCAAATAAGTATTTCCTGTCTTGCTCTTAAACCGCCTCGTATCTCACTACCTGCTGATAATCTGACAGAACCTGCTGTGTTAGTAGTTTGTGGTTCCCATTCGGTAATAGTTTCTTGGTCTGAGAAAGCAACAAGCATTGGGTCAGAACTGCCTGACCTAACACCACCTTCTATTGGGTCAGCACCTAGTACAATAACGTGTCTGTCAATATCACTAACTATACTTTGTAATCCTACGGTTGGTGCTAAGTTAGCACCTGATAAAGATGTAATGTTTACAGCCCTTGTAGTTGTACCGTTTGATTCATCCCAATAAAATATACCACCGGCTCTAGGGTGTAATATTAAATCTTCACCAAAGTTGTCAGACGACCATAATCTTAATTGGTTTGTAAATGAAATGCTTGTAGATGCACCATAAGCACCTTGACCCCAACTACCAGAACCAAAACCTGTTGATTGTACAAAGAAATCTAAACCAATATTAAGTTGATAAGCTGCATCTGTAGCACTACCGCCGTTACCTGTATCGCTACTATTAGCAGTAGCAGTAGCTGTAAAGGTGTAAGTGTTAGCAGTCGGCACCGAAACAATCTCATATTCTTGGTTTAATACTTCTGCTGTTATATTCCCACCTAACGATACTGCTGAACTAAAAGTAACAAAGTCACCTATTACAGCACCATGAGCCGAATCAGTTGCTGTTATCGTTGCAGAGCCGTCAGTTGCTGCAAAGGTTACGCTGTTGGTGGTGTTTTTTCTAATAGGCGTAATATCATTGATACCGTTACCCTCTACTATGTATGCTTTTTTATGAGTGCCAATAAAAAGATATTTGTTTCCCTCTAAAGATATCCACGGAAATAAATTACGAGCTGTGCCAACAAAAGTAGATGATATGAACTTTGTCCATCCACCTATTTTTTCAACAAAACCTTTACGAAATCTAACAAGAGAACCGTCAAACCAACCTCCAGCATTGGTGTAGCTTGTTCCCTCTCTATCTATTCCTGCTTTAAATTGAAACTTTGCAAACGGCATGTTTCATCTTCTAAGCTATTCTTATTATAGCTGTTGCTGCCGCTTTTGCTGGAAATACTATTGTAAAGTCACCTGCTGTGGATGTTTTGTCTCCACCAAAGTCAATTGTTGCTACAGATTTATTAGAATCACTCGAGTTGTAAATCATACAACCTCTAGCTGTAATTGTAGCCGTACTAAAAGTTAAGTCACTAAAATCAGTTACAGCAGTTGTACCTGTAGCAGACGGAGTTACATTCGTAAGGTTTGAACCGCCTGAGGTATAGTTTGTGCCACTAGCTTGACCTGTAGTAGTAAAAGCTGTTGTTGTTGCACCTAAGGTAGCTGAACTTGTATACAAAGCTAACTTAAAGGTGTCTCCACTAGAATTAGTAAAGTTGTGTGTTCCTGTCAAAAGCTCTACTTTAAAGCTTGTTGTAAGAGTAGATGTTATTGCCATATTAAATACCTTTTATTATTTTTGCTAAATCCTCACTACCTCCTGCAGACAAATCCTGAATTAAGGTAGCTTTATAAGATTTTATAGCATTTTTAATATATATCAAACATACTTCGTAAATTAAATCTCTATAGGCTCTAGCCTGTGCCTTTACATGTTCTGGGTTATTGTCTGATACACCTACTATTTTATCCGTTAATTGCTCTGCCCAAAACTCAGGCGGATGACCGCCAAACTTAGTAGTAGCGACTTCAACCATGCCAAGTTCAGGCACTCCGTCAGGTGTTATTTTTATTACCATTTTTCAGGCTCCGGTGGTTGTAAATGACTATCATACCTATCTGCCATTTGTGGCAGTATTTGTTTTTTCTGTACTTTAAGTTCACTCATTTTCTTCACTTCCATGCCATCTTTACCTGCTACAGGTATGTATGGGTCTGCAAGCCTGTGGTAGCCATACAATCTTTGTTGTCCCGGTATATTAGTATCAAGCAAAGAACTGCTTGATGCTACCTCTACCTGTATGCCTTTTTCCATGCATTTTACTAGCCAAAACTCTACACAAGCCCTACCTGCTTCTGCAAAATATAAATTGTTTTTATATGTAAAATCTATACCAAATAGCTTTATGTTTGATACATCGTTCCAATACGCAAAGGCTACAGCATAAGCCACAGTGTTGTTTAGATAATGACAGTTGGTTGCTTTTACTATTTCTTCTATTGGATATTCAACAAGGTTTTTACATCTTGCATCGTTCTCACAGGTATATATTGGCTTGTTATGATTTGTCAGCAGCTCTTTCATGCAATCGGTTTGTCCGCCTGCATTTTGTGTATCTAGGAACCTGCTTGGTGGGTCCATCATAAATACTCTGTCGTGAAATATTACAGAAGCTACTGCGTTTATAGCCCACACCTCATCAAAGTGTACGCTATGTGATTTAGCCATATTATAGTCAAACCAGCTTTTACCTAGTCCAACAATTGCAACGGTTTTACCGTTAAGTTTTTTTATTGGTTTCATTTTCTCTCTCTCTATTTGAAACTTATGTTACGTTTGTTCTTAGTGAATCATACCTCATTTCATCCCTAGTATCTCGTCCTTCTCCTAGGTTCTTAAGTCGTAATAACCCTTCTTTAAATCTAGCTTCGTATAAGCCAATATCTGCAGGGTCTAGTTTTAAAAATATTGCACCTTCTAATAAACAACCGTATAACAGGGTGTCAGGTGCTTCTGTTGATAAATATGTTGTACCTGAGTCACCACCTGCGGTTAAAGATACAGGTTTAGCCAAATAATGTAACTCCATAGAATAGTTTGCGTCAGGAACAGGAGCTATTTCAAATGTTGTTTGGTCAAATATAGCGTAATATCTAGGCTTGCCTCTAGTTGTTGTATCAGAAACATACTCTTTAATAAAAGAATTATGCTTTAAATCTAAGTAATCATAGTTATTAGAACTTATAACAGCCAAAGAAAAGGGTGCTAGAAAGTCCGATGGTGTACTTAAAAACCTATTATCTTGCGAAACATTACCTGATACATTCTTTCTTTGGTCAGGTATTTGTACTGCTTTGAGTATTCTTTCTTCTGCTTGTTCAATAAAAGTATTTAGATTGTTAACAAATGTTGTTTCATCTGTTTCTAAGTAGTCTTGTATCGCAGTTTTTAATGTAGCTAATGTAAAACTCATGATGTTGTTATTGTAACTGTACCTAAAGCACTTGTCATGCTATCAGGTATTGTTAGCTTTGTACCTATAATACCTAAGTCATAATTAGTATATACAATGAAACTCGTTGGCGAAACACTTATATCAGGTCTTGGCTCTCTTACTGCTTGTGGGTCTGCTACATTAGTAACAGGCTCTAGCTGTGGATGTTTGGTTTCATAGCACTCTGGACAGGTTTTTAAACCGTTCCATTCTTTGCGGAGTTCTTTTAAGCCGTATCTAAAACCACACCTATCGCAAATACCATAAGCGTTTTTGTTAGAAGCAAAAGCCATTACGCAATATTGTAATTTGAAATATCAGGCGTAATTCTAAACGATGCTCTATCTTCATCAGCATCTAAAGCTCTTTGGAACTCTTCTTCGTATATTTGTTTTAGTAAGCCTGTTCTTTCAGGGTTTTTCTTTATTGATATGTAGTATGCAAGACCTGCAGCTAAACAAGGATAAAACCTAAACGGCATTTGCAAAGTATTTGTTGCTGCATCTACGTCATCCATTCTTGTCAATACGTTTAAATGTATTGTGTATTTACTCGTTTCATCAGGTGTAGGGTACACGCTGATTGTTGGTGATATTTGTTTGTCTACAAAAAATTGAAGTGGCTGTCCTTGTGTAGATTTATTCGGTACAGCAGAATATTCGCTTCTTGAAAGTCTTGTCATCTGTATGTCTGAGTTTTCAGAGTTTACAGTTTGTCTCACAAAAGCATCTAGCACATCAATAGCCGCTGTGCTAACAGAAGAATCTACGTTATAAGTTGTTGTGCCTTTCACCATAGCAATAGTCTTTTCTTGTATGGTCCATTGGTTTAATCCACGGTTTGCCCACTCAGCAAGTAATAAATTAAGACTTCTTCTTGCAGTTCTTAAATCGTAAGCCGTTCTAAGCTCTAAGCCACATCGTTCAAATGCCTCTTCAATGTAATCAGCTACATCTAATTCAAAGTCTTTTGAGCCTGAAACTGCCATAATTTACTTTTTAAGCTTACCGCCTCTACCAAGCTTTTTAACTCCTGATTTAGCTACGCCACCCATACGTTTTTTCATAACTCCTGATTTGGCTGAAGCACCACCGCCTCTACCAAATTTTTTAACGCCTGCTTTTGGCATACCGCCCATACCAAGCTTGACAACACCTGACTTCATAGAGGCATCGCCACCACCTGCCATTTTTACAACACTGCTGTCTCTCATGGATTTGGCTATTTCAGCTTTGTCTTTTTTAGATAGACTGCCTACTAATTTTTTTAATCCTTTTAATTTAGCCATTATCTACTCCTTCTATTTAAAATGTTCTGGTAATCTTCGCGATTCCAATTCTTATAATAACCTATTTTTTCTAATCTTTCAGATGCTTTATTTAATTCATCTAATTTTTGCATAAAAACCATATTATAGCTATCTGCAAAATGTGGCTCAAAATCCTCTTGTGGCACCACCGTCTTTTCTTCATGGTCTTGATGAAAACCCATAACCCATAAGTTTTTAGGGTTTAAGAAGTTATTAAGCAAAGATATTCTGCTGTCAAAGTTGGGTGCATCAATATCCATGTTCAAGTCACAATATATAACTACGTCTTTGTCTATAGGAAAGCCTTGGCTTATTTCTACAAAATCAGACCAATATTCACACTTAGATAGCACAACAACAACCCTATCTGATTCCCATGTTTTTTTTGCGTATGGGCATATAGGGTCATCTGTTTCTAAAACTTCTTTTGACCAATCACGAACCTCTTGTTCTACTAATCTTTGTGTTATCACTTCTTTTTTGTAAAGGTTTTTACGTTAGTTGGTTTACCGCCAACACCTTGTTTTTTAGCTCTCTTTCTTGTTACAGCTGAACGCTTTTCACCTTTAGACATGCGGTTTGCGGTAGCCTTTGGTACACATTTTGGATATTTTCTTTTAGAGCCTTTGGCTTTTTTTCTACCGCATTTTTCGTAGCCTCCACCTTTTTTAGGCGAACCTATGTCAACCCATTCTTCAGAAAACCACTTACCTAAACCCATTATCTACCACGCATTTTGGTGACCTTTCTTCTAGGCTCCATTACAGCACCACATCCTCTTGCTATAAAACCACCATTACCTTTTTCAATAATACCGCCTGTAGCAGCCTTTTTTGCACCTTTATATTTGCCACCCATTTTTTTGTATTCACTAACCATATAAGCATTTGCGTAAGCTGAAGGATATACATCAAACTTTGCCTTAGCTTTGGCCTTAGCTTTTGCGTATAGGGATGGATTTGCTACGTTATCCGGTGTTTTTGATTTAGCCATGATTACCTCGTTTTCTTTCTTCTTCTTTTTTTTGCTTTGCTTAGTGCAATAGCAATAGCTTGGTTTCTTGGCTTACCTTCTTTTCTCAGTATACCGATGTTCTTGCTTATAGCTTTTTTACTTTTACCTTTAGCTAATGGCATTTAACACTTCCACCTTTTTCTTGCTTGCCTAATTCTTGAATTGGGGTCATTTCTTGTTTTAGCAGAGCTACGCTTTAGTTGCCCAAGCGACCTTGCACAATAAGACTTACGTCTTTTTGCGGCCTTGCTACCTTTTTTAACTTTGCCTGTAACGGCTGTTTTGAGTTTTGAACCGGGGTTAGCCTTTCTATATGCCTTAACACCCTTACGAGTCATTCCGGCACCAGACTTGGTAGGGCGATAATTACCGCCCTTGCCAGTCGTTCTTTTTATAGGTTTGGCTTTTTTCCTAGTTTTTTTAGCTGCCATTCATTAATAATTCTTATTCAAAACCAATATGATTGAATAAGTATTACCGCTTGTGTGTCCTACAGTTGTGAAATCAATATCACCTGTCACACCACTACCTGCGTTATTCGGTATGCCTGTGAACAAATCATAATATTCATCACCTGTACTATCTGCAGGTAAACCAGTTAATAAAACATTCGATGTCGCATCAAATTCTATATTTACACCCATGCCTCTAGTAGCCCAATAAATACGAGCTACTGAGACAGAGGTGCATACGTCACCGTTACTATTTGGTTCCAAAGCCGATACATCAACCTTTTTAACAGCACTTTCGCCTGTGCCATCTGATACGTTTGTAAACTTCAGGATAGCTATGTTATTGCCATCCTGAATTGTTTGTGAGGTTACTGCGTCTGCCATGATTTACTCCTTATGCGTCAGCAAATGGTGTTACTATTGTTCCTGAACCAATTAATAATGAATCATGAACAAGATAAGTAGCTGAATCAATAGCTGTTACTTGAACAACACTACCAACAATACCACCTTTTGTAGAACCATTTAGTGTCATAACATCATTAGTAGCACCCGGAACAAAAGCTTTTTTAGCACCATCGTCTACAGCGACAAGCACAGCACCTTTAAACTTATCAGTACCATCAGTTTTAATATCTAAATCAGTTGCTGCTGTTTCTATATAGAAATAGAAAGAAGCACCAATATTATTAGCCTGATTAGGGTCTGTTGGGTCGCTTGGTGTTGTTGTAACAATTGAAGGTAAAGTAAATTTACCGTCTGCATCGTTACATAATAAAATTTTTCCTGCATGTGCATCAACAGTTAATGTTGTATCTGCTGTTAAGCTAACACTACTATTGACACCTGCTGTAATAAATCCTGCCAATGACTTGACTGGACCCGAGAATGTCGATTTTGCCATAATTTCCTCCTAAGGAAATAAGTCTTACCATCTTGGCTTGTCTGCTAGGTCAGTTGGTAAAACAAGTTAATTAATCCTAGTCTTTTGATTGTATATCAGTTTATCCAATAAAAAAAGGGAGCTAATGCTCCCTTTATTGGTTTGAAGAACCTTAAGCTCCTTGTGAGCCAAAAACTCCACGCCAGTTAGATACACCAAATGAGTATCTTTCTCTAGCTCTATACCTGATGTTACCTGTTGAAAATTCAGGTTCCATAGAAGTTTCTAGTGGTGTTCTATTGAACATTTTTAGACCTTCTCCATCTGCATTAACCGATGTCATAATAAAATATGCATCTGGGTCATTTAGATAGTGGTTAACACTATAACCATTTGGTATAGAAGACTGGTTTCTTATTGAGTTGATATCATTGTCTGCTGTTCCAACTCTACCCGGTGTATTTAATAATCTATCCGCAATAAATGATAATTGTGGTGGAATTATTAATTTGTCAGGTCTAACTGCAATAGTTAGGTTTCTGTCGTCAACAAATGTTGATATATCAATAATGTTGTCTTCTAATGAAGTTTCATTTAGGTCAGCCATTGTTGTAGCTCTATTTCTAGCTGTTCCACCACCTGCTAATGGGTGTGCTGTGGAAATTAATTGCTGTCCGTCACCAATAGCAAAGTTTGAATCAAACGCATTATTTAATACGTTAGCACCTTTTACTTCTTTGGTGTGTTGCATTGAACGTGCCAATGCTTTTGTGTATCTTCTACCGAGTTGGTCATAGAGATTATCTTCAATAGCTTCTTCAGTTAATGAGAAAGCAAGTGCCACAGTTTCGTGTGTATATCTTGCTGTATATCCTTCTGAAGCGTTATCAAAGCTAACACCTGCACCTTCTTCCTTGACAGGAGCTGCACCAAATCCAACCACAAGGACTTCTTCTTCAAAAGCTCTATCTGAGTCTTCTATAGAATAAATCTCTTTGTATTCTTCATTGTTTTCGTCATATTCAAGTCCAAAAAGTGCATTTAGACCGGGTTCGAGTTCTTTCGCTAATTGCGCTCTACTTATCGCCATCTAATTACTCCTTATGCTAAGCCAGCACCTTTTACGCCGCTTATGTGATTTTGAATAACAACTAAAACATTAGTATTTGCTGAAGCAACGTCTGAGTTATCAGGGTCTTGACTAATGTCAATAGCTTTCAGAGGCAAATTTGTTGAAGTTGCACCTGTTGTTACGTCTAATTCTGCTCCTGAAATACCTGTATAGGTGCTACCTGAGTTTGTGTAGACAATATCAAAATTACCAAACAAATCAGCCACTGGGAAAGTGTCGTCTGCTTGAATCTCGAAGACCGTATTAGGGTCATCATGTATAAAAGCAATTATGTCTGAAGCATTAGTGCTTGCAGGGTAATAATTACTAAATACTTGCTCTGATGTTGTTGGGTCTGTGTACATACAGCCATTGAATACGCCAACTATAGGAACTGTACCGCCATCTGCGTGAATTTCAACAGTACCACCAGTAACTTGCATTACTAGGTCGCCTTGAAAAATACTTGTTCCGTAGTTTGCAGCTATTCTATAACGGCTTTGTCCGCCTGAATAGGGTGAGCCACCCATCATTCTTACAGGCTTTAGACCAAATGAAGCGTCTTTATTCGCCATAATTTATCCTACCTTTTTTTTCCAAATGATACATTCGATTTTCTATTAGAATCATACTTCACATATCTATTGTTGCTTTGAACTTCGTTAAACATAGTATTGTCTAGTGCTTGGTTCTGTTGAACATTCTTTTGTTTGTAATGCTCGTTTCTTTCAGCAACAGTTTCTTGTGGTATTTTTGCTAATATCAAACCACCTACTGAAATGACACCTGCATGTCTTCCATGCTCGATTGTAGGTAAAGGGAAATCAGGTATTTCGTCTTGTCTGACAAACTCCCATCCTTCTCTCATTCTAGCAGAAACATTGTTTCTATCTTCTACACCTACATACTCTGACCTAATCCATCGGTATTGATATCCCTCTGGGGCAGGCGGAGTTTCAAGCATCCTTGCTGGTTGCCATGGTTTTCTTCTAGCGTTTTTATCGTGTTGCTCGTCATCACGAGATTGGCGTGTTGTATTTTCAATTGCATCTATGTCCATTATTTAGCTCCTTCAAGTTTAACTATTTCTCTACCGACTCTTTTAAGCCACTCTTCTTGTGACATTCCGTAAGGTTTTAAGTTACTCTTTACGGAAACGTGGTTAGAATTAATTTTAATACCGCTTTTCTTCCCTTGTGTTCCTTGGCGACTTCCAGAGGAAGCAGAAGCAACTCTTTGCACAGTTGAGTTGGTATCTTTTGATACGCCTTCAGGTTTATTCCTTATATCAGGATAAACCTTTAAAAGTCTTTTGTCTAATTCTTGGTAGTAATCATCATCATGACCGTCAAAACCTTCGTTTATCAAGTCTTCATGAATACCCATAGCAGTGTATGTTTTGACTCTATCCTTTTGGAACCAGTCATTACTTTTTTGCCATTCAACTGCTTTAGAATCAGGCTTAGGTCTATCATACACTTGTTGTTGCACATTTTGTACATTTTGTGCTGAATTTGTGAATGTTTGTTGTTGTTGGTTTTCTAGCTGAACTTTGGCTAATCTAACCCTTTCTTCTTCTAAAGAAACTTTATTAAGCAGCTCAACACTTTTAACCTCTAATTCAGGGTCATTAGTCTCTCTAGCTTTTCTATACAAGTCTTCTGCTTGTTGTCTTTGCGACTTAACACGAGTCTCATACTCTTCAGTATAACTTCTGTCTAAAACACTAGCTCTTTTTTTAACCATGTTATATTCATTTGATAACTGCGTATACTTAGACTCATACTCTGCAGCCCTTTGTTCTGCTTGTCGTATTTTGTCATTAAGTTTATTTATTCGTTTTGATACACCTTTAGTGTATTTATCAAGTTCATCGTCACCGCCTGAGTCGGTTTCAAATACAGATTCTTCAGCTACAGGTGTATCTTCTATATCTACAACTATTTCTTCTGTTTCGACTTGATTTTCATTATTTATGTAGTTCATATATGTTCTCCTTATACTGAAACAATGTCATCAGGGTCTAAAATAGTGGCTATGACTTCGTCATCATTAATAATTCTGACTTCGCTTTCATCAGCCAACCTAAACCTAGAGCCTGCATATCTGCCTATTAATATCCACTGTCCTTTTTTACACCAAGGCTTTACAAACCTTTTTGTGTCTTTATAACAATCAGGACCCATGGCTACTACATAAGCAACAACAGTCGCTAGGGTTTCTCTATCTATGGTTTCCTTAACCAATTGAATACCGCCTTCTGATACGCCTCTACCTTTATAAGGTAATATCAAAAGTCGCCACCCAGTAGGTTGAGGCATCCTTTCAAGAATACTTTTGTCTAATAGGGTGGGGTCTAAAACTCTGTTGTCCTTTTCAACAAAAGCTTTATCAAGATTAATACTATCTTCATTAATCTCAGTTTTTACATCACTACTCATCAAAATCTCCTTTTTCATGTAAGTGTTCTTTTATCTTATCATGAATATAGGATAATGCAGATATTTCACCCATTAAAAATTGGTATTTCTCCATATCTTTGATGCCACCTGACATCAAGATATCCTTAATTTGCTCCTCTCTTTCGTTTAAACTTTTACGGAGAGCATGAATTAAATCATACTTATCCATTTAATTTAAAATACGCCGTTGAATTTGTTGCCTCGCAAAGCAGCTCCTTTACCTCTGCTTACGCCTTTGCCATAACCCGGTTTGTGTGCTGTATCAACTTTCACCTTTTTTGGTTGTGACAGGGCAATGCTTCCTTGACCTTTAATTTTTATGGAAGTTTTTGCTTTCATACTTGCTCCTTATTTAGATTTTTTGACTGCTTTTTTCTTAGCAACCGTTTTTTTCTTTGCTGCTGTTTTTTTCTTTGCAACAGCTTTTTTTGCTTTTTTCTTAGGTGCCTTACCACCTTCCCATGCTTCGTTTATATCAGGGGTAGATAAGTCATCTGCTACATAATGACCCTTGTCATCTCTAGCTCTTTTTGTCTCTACTACTTCTTGCATTTCAACCTCTTTAGCTTCAGCTTTTTTTTGTTTAATCTGCTCTATTATTTTTTCGTTAATTGAACTTGTCATTTATTCATCCTCGCTTGTAAATCTACTAATTTTAACTCTGCCTGTTGTTGCAATCTTTGTTTTGCAATTTGATTTTTCTCGTTGCCAATCATAGCCTGTTGGTCAGCTTTTTGTTGTTGTAATTGTAACTCAGCACCTTTTTCCATAGCATCTTGTTCTTCTTTAGCCATAAACTGTTGATTTTTCATTTCTATTTCTTTATCACGCAAACCAAGTTCTTGTTGTCTTATTTGAACAAGAGGGTCATCTTGTTGCGGTGGTTGTACTGATTGTAAGAACTCAGCTGACAATTGTGCCAATATTGGTGAGCTATAACTTTCAATAATAGATTGTATTTGTTTCTGCAATTCTGCTTGTGCTTGTGGGTCAAGCTGTTGTGCCTGTTGCATTTGTTGTTGTATTTGTTGTTGCATTTCAGGTGGTAACTGTTGTTCAGCCATCTGATTGGCCATAAATTGTAAGTGTTGCATAACGTGAGCAATAATTACTGATTGTAGCTGTGGGTTCATTATTACTGCTTGCGTTAAGAAAAGTGTTTTATGTGCTTCTACATGTGCTTCATGGTTTTGTTCTGGAAAAGCTTGTTGTGGAATACCTTGTAATAATCCACTATTCTCAATACCTGCATCTACCGGCTGAGGTGTCGTGTCAGCAGGTGGCACAAGCAAGCTTTCTATATTATCTACGCCTAAGGCTGCATACATTCTTCTATAAGCTTCATATATACCTTGTGGGCCATGCAATTCAGGTGCTGATTGCACCATAGTAAGCAGTTCCTGAGCCATAATAACTCTTTGGCTCATTGAGAATATGTTTGGGTCAGAGACAGGTATTACATCAATTCTTTGGTCGAAGTCTTGTACTTTTACCTCTCTTGGACCGCTACCTGTTTCGTATGGATATACAGGCGGTAAAAACTCTTGGAATATTCTTGCTAATATTTTAAATTCGTTTTTTTGTGCATAATGTAATCTTTTATGTATAGCACTCATTACCTTTGTGCCTTTTTCTAATAAAGCTACAGTTGTACCTACAGGCATAGCTGCATTAGCATCACCAATATTCATATCAGCTATCGCTGCAAATCTTTTGCCTGAATCTACTAATAAACCAAGTAAGTTAAACAATACACTGCTTGGCTCTTTGTAAGGTAATGGCATTAAAGAATCTCTTAATGCACCACCCGGGGCATCTACGTCTCTAAACTCACCGGGTTGTAGTGGTGAGGCTTCGTCTCTAATTCTGATACCTCTTGCTTTAAATCCTGCAGGTAGGTTGCTTAAAGTACCTGCATCTATAAGCTGCCTTAGTATTGATGTTGAGGCTTTAGACAAACCACCAATCATGTGTGATAAGCCAAGACCATAAAAACCTAGTCCCGGTAAAAACTTATATTGCACAAAGTAGTTGATTTTGTTTCTTAATGGGTCTTCAGGGTTGTAGTTTCTTCTTATAGATAAAATTTCTTGTGTGGAGTCGTCTATAGTAATGATATAAGGTAGTTTTAATCCTGTGGTTTCACCCATTTCATCAACGTCTTCAAAGCCTTCAATATCTTCTACTGTATGTATTTCATATAGTTTTCTTTGCTCGTCATCGCTATAATTAGGCTCTACGCCTTGAATTTTGTCTATTTCTTTATCAATATTGTCACGAATAATTTGTTCGCTATCATTCAAATCAATGTCGGCATAAAAGCCAGAGAGTTGCATTTTTCTTACTTCGTTATTGCTCATAGAAACAACATGAGTCACTCTTTCAGCTGATAACAAGTCGGTTGCGTTGTAAGGCACTAATAAATCTTCTGCAGGTATAAACTTAGATACAGGTCTGTTTTTGGCTGCATCGTAATAAACTTTCTTAAATGCACTTCCTGAAAGTGGTAGATAGAACAATAGTTGGTCTAAATCAGGGTCATATTCAGGCATTTCGTTCATGATGTAGTAATTCATAAACTCACAAACTCTTTCAGCTTGCATTTCTTTATTCATGTCTCTTTGACCTATAACCTGTGTCTTAATTGGACCTTGTGCTGGTAATAGTTCTTTATATGCTTGTGCTTGAAACTGTGTTACAGCTTCTGAAAGTATTGGATGTATGACTCCACTTGAGCCTTCAAAGGGCTGACTTCTTTGTTCGTCAAACCTCATACCTAAATATTTTAATCCGTCAGTATAGGTTTTTTCCCATTCTTTTCTTGATTCTTTGTCGTTTTCTACTGAGTTTATTAATTTATTTGATAATGAGCCAAGAATAGAATCGTCAAGATATTCAACCAAGTTTGCATCAAATGGTATATCTGCTTGTATTTCTTCTTCAGGCTCATCAAAAGAAATCTCTTCATCACCTATGGTTATTTCCATAGCATCAATCATTGATTCTTCAAAGGTTTGTTCAGGTGCATCTATAGATAATTCTTCTGCAGGCACGTTTACAGACTTGCTTTGGTCTATTATGTCTGGATTATCTTCTGTTCCGAGTCTTCTTTCTGTAACCATTTTTTTATTTTACACCTATAATTTGTTTATACATAATTTCCCTGTCTTTTTCTGCTTCCACAGGATTTTTATAACTTTGTATAACCCCTGATTCTATTAAGGGTCTATACTTGTCTAAAATTTTATTATTGTCAGTCAATACTTCACCTGTTTGTGGGTCAAAAGCAGGTAAAAGATAGTGTTTATCAGGTGCATCTCCAACAGATACTATTTTCATTGTTATCGTATCTTTACCCTCTTTACCCTGTTTACCCTTTTTTAAAACATCATTATGAAAATTTTGCAAAAACATTTTGTTCTTGCTAAATCTTTCGTTTTTACCTTTATTCTCAATCACAGTAAATTATTATATCCATAAAATTAATAATATGTTAATGCCTTTCTATCCACAGACATATCATCTTGATGGTCGCTGTCTAGGTCTATTAAGCCACCTTGTCTTATTCTCATCATAGCCATAGTGGTTGAATCGCAAAAGTCATCATTTTCACCAAACGGAAAAGCAGCAAGCTCTTCTATAACTTCCTCTGCAAAAGCATCTTCTGTAGCATATACCATACCACTTTCAAACATAGGTGCAATAGAGTTCATTCTTGCAACCTTGTCTTGTCCTCTGCTTGGTGAATAAGCTTGTACAGGTATACCAATCTTTCTTAATTCTTGTGTTAGTGGTGTACCACTAGCTTTTGCTTCAATCAACACAATATCAGGTTCCCAATATTTGTATTCTTCAGATGCAATATTTTTTAATTCAGGAAAGTCTACTCTGTGTCTGCTTGCATCCAATAAGATTATTGCACTTTCGCTGCCGTCTTCAGGCTCAAAAATACCCCATGTAGTAATAGCAGAATAGTCAGCTGTTTCTTTTGCACTAAAAGCTGTATCGTAGCTTTGTATAATACATTGACATTTTGGTATGCCTTCTTTTTCCCAAGTGTTCCACCATTCTCTTTTTACAATAGAACCACTTTCAGCTGTTGGATTCTGCATCCATTGTGCGTTCCATTTGCTTACAGGCAAAGAAGCTTTTACTGATAGCAGTTCTTCTTTCTTCCAAAACTCTGACCATAAGGGTTCTTCGGAATCAGGCATAATTGCAGGAAACTCAACAACTTCCCATTGGTCAGCATGTGTTTCTGATTGTCTTTTTAACAATCTACCTGCTAAGTCTTTGGTACTCCATCTTGTCATAACCAAGACTATTGTTCCTCCGGGCTGCAGCCTTTGTCTGGGTCCAGAGGTATACCACTCCCATGCAGCATCCATAGCAGTAGGTGACATAGCATCTTGCTCTGAATGTGGGTCGTCAATAATTAATAAGTCAGCACCACGACCTGTAATAGCACCACCAACGCCTGAGTAGAAAGCCTCTCCACCATCGTCTGTAGTCCATCTTCCTGCTGATTTGTTATCGCCTGATAGGTTAATGTCAGGAAAAATAGTCTGATACTCTTCACTATCAATAATATTACGCACTCTTCTACCGAATCTAACTGCTAGTTCAGCTGTGTGAGTTGCTTGTATAATTTTTAAACTTGGATTTAAACCCATCATCCATGCAGGAAAGTATGTTGATGCAAATTCTGATTTTGAGTGCCTAGGCGGTAACATAACCATAAGTCGCTTGCACTTGCCTTGTGCAATGCGGTTAAGCTTTTCTGCAAGAATCTTGTGATGCCTGCCCATAATAAAGCCTTCCCAATGAAATTTTACAAATTCTAAAAAATCATCCCTACATCTGTCTCTTGCGTTTAGGTTTTTCCATTTGTCAATAAGAGTAAGTGCTTCTACTTGCTCATCTCTTGATAAAGCGTCAAATGATTTAATGTTATCTAGGTTAAGCATTAGGTGGAGAGCCAATATGTAAAGGACGCTTGACTCTCCTGACACGTTGCTCTGGAGAGAGAGGAGATAAGTGAATATCCACAAACAACCATGTCAGTTAGACTTTACCCCATTCTTTACCTTCAAACAACAAAGCTTCAGCGTTTCTTCTTTTTATTAACCCATCGTTAGGAACTCCACCAACCTTGTTCCAGCGTTTTATTTGGTTTGGTATGTCATCCCACATTTTCATGTTAAGCCTTTTTAACAAGGTGCTTGCAGCTAGGTTTGAAGGCCCTAAATTAAACACCCATGATACCAATGCATCAAATTCGTTTTGTTTTAAATCAGGCTCAACCATGTCATTAATATAGCCTTCATACTCGTGTAATTCATGTGCTAGTAAATCTTCAGCATCTTGTTTGCTTATTTTCATACCATCTTCTACAGGAGTGCCATCTATAAGTTTTAAAGAGCCGTAGCCTATTGTAGGCTTATTAGCAGCACAACGATAACTTACTACGTTGCCATCTGCGTCTGTAGGACAGCCTTCAAAGTGTTTTATTAGTTTTATGCCTTCATCAGATATTTTCATTTTACTCGTCTCCTTTTTTTGGTTCTGTAACTTTTTTATAATAGACAACAACTTCTTTAAGCTCATTTATATACCTCTTTAATTCTTGCATGTTATAAGCCATTAGTTCGTAATCTGGTACTGACATGGCAAAAAACACTACTTGTCCGTGTTCTTTTTCTACTCTTTGTAAAAATTCTTCTATGTTTTTGTCTGATACGACATACCAATATGGGTCTTTTAAGTCTATTCCCCTAGGCATTACAGGCTGCACTATGGTTCTCTCCATAGGCTTTGCTGTTACTTCTATTTGTTTAGTTGGTAGCAGACTGCAACTGCAAGCCATCATCAAGACTGTCAATGTTGCGGCTGTCTTCTTCAATACTATCGAATACATCTTTCGTTCCTTTATTTATTCTAGGTTCTATCAAACCGGGCTTAGCTGCTGCTAGTTTGCTTAAATTGTGTCTTTTAAAAATATCAAGATACCTAGACATTTCTTTTTGTATTTCTTGGTTTCTGTTTTGTAATTCTAAAAGACTTGTGGTTTGTAGTTGAAAATCGTTTTGTAAACTTTGTATAGCTTCTTCTTGTGTTGCTACCGCACCTTCTAGTGCAAGATTGTTTGCTGTTAGAGTTTTATTTTGATTGTACAAAAATATTGTAATCAAAGACATTACAGCAATAATGCCTATTAATATTTTGCTCATACAAACCTAGATAAAACCACAGAAAGTAAGATAAACGGATATACAGCCCAAATCATAGTTTCTATTTTATCAAAACGCTTTGAGCCGTCTTCAAGTCTTTTTTCTATGTTTGTGTATCTAATCGTACACTCTCTTTCGTGTGCTTCTATTTTGCTGATTGCCTCTTTTGTTGTTGCCATATATTTTATAAATGTTTTGTATAAATTTTTAATGGTTTTTCTTTTCCTTTAACCTTGATAGATTCTAACACTTTTAATTTGTAACCACAAAACTTTTCTGTTTCTTCGCCTATTAAAATATCTACATTTCTTTCTTTGGTTGCTGATTCTAGTCTTGCAGCTGTATTTACAGCATCGCCGATAGCAGAATAATCGAATCGTGTTTGGCTGCCCATATTACCAACTATTGCATCACCAGTATTTAGTCCAAGACCTATTGCTACAGGTGGCAAGCCTTCTGCTACCAATTCATCGCTTACTTTTTTAACATTTTCTATCATTTCTAATGCACACTCGTATGCTATTTGTTCGTGATGTTTTACGTCTAAAGGTGCGTTCCAGATGTACATGCCTGCGTCACCGATAAATTTGTCAATGCAACCCTTGTATTTTTGCACTGCATCTACTTGTGCCGTTAAAACCCTGTTCATAATATAGGTTACTTTTTCAGGCTCTACGGATTCACTTAAGGCTGTAAAGCCACGCAAGTCTGTAAACAGAAAAGTGCATCTTCTTTTTTCTCCGCCAAGCTTTAATAACTCTGGATTTTTTTGTAATTGTTTAACTTGTCTTGGGTCAAGGTAATGCTCAAATTGTTTTTTTATCTGTTGTCTTAACTTATATTGTTCTCTGAATCTGAGGTAAAAACCTATAGAGCCTGTGATAAATTGTGATACTAAAGACCAAGTTACATCTATCAATAAACCTGCTTGTATTGCGTAATAACCTCCTAAAGCCGTAGAAAGCATTATTGTTAATGCTAATACAACTCCTAGGGTTATACCAAAATATGCGATTACAAGCCATATAAGGCTGACTGATGTAATAAAAATCAGCATTTCAACGGCTATTGACCACTCAGGTATTATAGGAGAGTCTTGTATGAGTATTGATTCTGCTAAGGCTGCTTGTATCTTATGTGGCTCTAACAAGCCTACAGGAGTAGCTACTTGTGGCATTACACCGTTTGCAGTAACACCAATAATTACAAACTTACCTGCTACGTTCATTTCGTCTAATGTTGTTGTGGGTGTGTTGACCCAACTAATCCATTTACGACCAAAGTTATCTGTTTTTACAGGCGGTAAATGTCTAACTGCAATCTCTTGTATGCCGTTTGCATTGGTAGTAATTATGTACGACCTAGTGCCTGTAAGTGCTTTTAGTATTTCTGTGCCAAAACTAGGTGTCCAACCGTCAGGTGTTTTCATCAATAAGGGTATGCGTCTTACTAGGTTATCTACATCAACAGGTGCTGTGGCAATACCTTGAAAGCTTTGTTGTCTTAGCACATCTATGTTTTCAACTACACCTGCTGTAGGTATACCACCAACCTCATCGCCTTTTATTACGGTGCCAACTGTTTTCGGATATTGACCGTTAGGTGTTTCAAACATTGCTAGTACGCTGGGTGTATAACCAAGTGTTTGTGCAAAAACATCATCGCCACCAAACCTATCAGCTTCTGAAAATGATAATGCCCATCCAATGCCTATAGCACCTTCGTTAATTAAGTCTATTTGTATTTGTGCTAAATCTCTTCTTGGAAAAGGAAAACCACCACGCTTTCTTACGTCTTCTTCTGATATGTTTAAAATAACAAAATTACCGCTTGGCTCTTGTTCCTTAACCAAAGCATCAAATGTTTTAAGTTTTAATATTTCTGTAGGTACCGACTGAAACACTAACGGTAGTGCTAGTATTATCAGTATTGGTAATATTAACTTCTTCATTCCATGTTTTTAAATATATGACATATAACATCTACCGTCCAACCATTGCCTAGCATTTTATATCTTTGTGTATTAGAAACATGATTGGTGTAATTATCTG